GGTATTTTCGTGTTATAACTGAAACTTTGATAATTATTCCTAAAACTTAAAGTACTGTTTTCAAATTGAGTTAAAGGGTCTTGATTATGGGTCCCTACCCTATAATCAACAAAAGTCCTTGCATAATTTAACGTGTCAGAAGGCGTATTTTTAACAGGAACATCATTTAAATAAACCCCTTTAAAAATGTCTTCGTTGCTTGAAGAATTATTTGTAGTTATTATGTCTTGACCTAACCTATCACAAAACCCTTTTATAGGTCCTTCACTTACTAAATCTACTACTTGATAAGCTGAAACTGACTCCAATCTTCCTTTGTTACCATCATTAACGTTTGGACAAACGGTTTTAATTGTTAATTTTTTCCACAAATTAACATAAGATTGGTAAAAATCCCCCTCAAAAGACCAATCAGAATACTTATATCTAGATTTTTGATTTATTAGATTTATAAAAGCCATAATAATTTAACCTTTAAACTCTTCTTCTTCTGTTGCTGCCCCGCCATCTGGGCTTCCCTCAAGAGTTGTAACAATATTATCAGCGAATACGTTATAAAAAGTTGCAGAATCAAATTTTTCTTTATCCACATTAAAAATATTAACCGATATAACACTACCACCAACCCTGAGCCTTCCATACCCTACAGGAACGGGTTGACCTTGGGCTGCAACATTTTCAGCTTTACTGAAAACAAAAGAAGTCGTATTTATGATTTCTGGATCATCAGGAGCAAGCATTTTAGATATGATCATACTTATACCAAAAGAAACGGCAGCAGTTATAACAGATCCAACTATCATTCCAACCGCAGTTAATTTCGTAGCCCCTGCCACAGTTGTTGTTAGGCCTATTTTAAAAGCTATAGTAAAACCAATCGCCCCCATAATAATCGGTAATATTACTATTTTTTTCCCTGCTACTTTTGTTTCGCCCAAAAAAGAACCATCTACATGCTTACCGTCTACAAAAATAGAAAAATACCTTTTTTTGTTAAATTGTAAATATTTTCTTAATTTACCAGTATTGCATTCAATAGCTGCTAAAACCTCCCTAAGATTAGAGCAACTTAATCGATGGTACGATCCAACAATTTTCCCCAATCTTCCTTCTATGTGAACTTCTGTCATTCACAATATTATACACAATTAAACATAAAAATAAACTACAGAAGGCAAATCAAACCTGTATAAAGAAAAATTTTTATTTTCTTTAGAAAAAATAATAGAATTATATTGGTGTTCGTTAGATATTTCTATATCAACAGGGCTTGGATTAGCATCGCCTATAGGGTGGGAATGCCAAATAAATTGCACATTTTCTTTGCAATAAATACTGTAATATTCGCTTGGATCTATATAAAAAAAGGTTTTTTGAGCTTGAGAGTAATTTTTTACGATGTGCGTTTTAATGTTAGTTGTGATACCGCATTTTTCATTACTGCTTAACCTACAATAGTTTTGTATTTCTAAACACGAATCAACGAAATCTGTAAGACTCAATTGATGGAAATCCGCCAAACGGTAAACCTTTTCTATACTGTCCATAGAATGAAAATCTATTTTGGCAACCTGTTAATTTTTTAGAGCATTGGTCTTGAGCCCAATAAATTTGCTCATACCGTGGGTCTTGATCAGCGGGAGCATCTTTAATACAAACAAAAAAAGTGTCAGGATCATCCTGTAAATTTTGTTCAGGATCAGATAAATTCATTTTTGCCAAATTGTTGAATTTACTTTTGATTCTTACGATATCTCCCTTAACATAATTTGAAACTGTTTTATCATAATCCCCTCTCCAAGTTAACGCCTTCAAATCATAACCTTCTTTTTCAAAAAACATTTTATCGTTTTCGTCTGATACGGGCAAACCTAAATTTCCTAACTCTGAACCCCCTGAAGTAAAAACCGTAGACGGAGTTTTATTTGATACATTCTCATTGCTAATAACCTGATTATTAAAATCAGAAAGCTGGCCATATTTGCAGCCTATTCCTCGATACTTCCAAGGGCAATAATTAGCTATCATTATTCTAGCTGGTAATTTTACATTTTCAAATTCTAAAGGCGAAACTAGTTCGAATTCTATAAAAAACTTATTCTCTGTTATTTTTTTATTTACGACATAAAATTCATCATCAAACCTTGATTCTGAGTTAGGTACACCAAAAGGATTAAAATTATTTGGAAAATTCGAGTTGTCTAAAAATTTTAAAAACACCCTTTTTCTTGTAAAATTGTTCCCCACTAAATCCTGCCTTCCTTTTAAAACATCGGTAATAAAACCATCTACATTTGCCAAAACTAAAGATGGCCTTGGCATTTGCCCGTCAGCTCTTTTATCGAACTCTGAAGCTTGAACAGGCAGCGGATAGTATGGAAAAGAATCAAAAAATAAAACCTCTCCGCTTATTACGCCCGGATGAAACCTGTATATCCCATCTTGTTCACCTAGATCCATTTCATATAATTCTATAATCGTGTCAGGTAATAAATCTAACAATGATTCATTGTGGTCTTGAGTTGCCATATTAAAATATTATTTACTTTTAAAGTTAAGGGCTTTCAGGTGTTATAATATAACCAGCCATACCGTTATTCATCAGCAAAGTGTTCGTCGGGATTTGAGATGACTGCTTATTAAGCGTATTCGTATAGTTGGTTCCGGTAATATCGGTTACAGTTGCAGTATAAAATACTCTATTCTTATTTACTAAAAATGTGTTAACCGCTTGTCTTTCAGAGTCTGATAGAGCTTTGTTAAATAATATTATATCAGATATACAAAAACTTGCTCCATCTCCAGCTTGCACTTGATCTCCTAAATAAGCAGTATTATCGCTATTAAAGTAAAGTTCTCTATTGATTATTGTGTTTGACGATTGCAATTCTGTACCAGAATAAACTTCATGTACAAATCTGTTGGAGTTGATTTTTTTTACGGATACATTGTACACAAAAGACGAAGACGGGTTTAAAAACCCACCCTCACCACCCCAAAACTGATCTTTAAATGTGAATCTATTGTCTTCTAAACCCATAGATTCTACAACTTTTAAATCTCTCGTATACATTTTTGAAGTGTTATTGTTTTTACCCCATTGATGCAATTTAAATGTTAAAGGATAATGGCCATTTGCATTGAACTGCCTATAATCAAAACCATCTGTTCTAGGTATTAAATTGTAAAAAACTTCAAAACCGGGCATGTTTGACCTAAAATATGTGTCGTTAGCATCTTCGTCCACAACATTATAAAATCGCATATGTTTTAAATTTCCAGCAAAACCTATATGAGCCTTTTGACCGAAATATTTTGTGTCTGCTCGACTTGTGCTGTTTCTAAAGTAAGGCTTGCGACTGTTTGTTGTTTGCTCTAAATAAGGAATAGTAGAACTTAAAGCGCTTGCATACTCGACTGCCTCCCATTTTTCTACTGTTTGATTATCTGTCGCTTGAGTTGTTCCCGCATTATAAGCTTTTTGATCTGCTGTCCACCTAGCAAAAAAACCATTTATACTGGATACGTCAGAGCTAGCAGCAGGCTTAGTAATGTAAAATAAGTTCGATCTGAAGTTGGCAGATTGATATGTAGTATAATTTGCTGATTGAGCATCTATTGCATAACCAGCAAGTCCGGGTAACCTTGCATTTGATCTGTAATTTCTGTTTGATTCTATACTCAAAGCGTCTTCGCTCTGCAATCTGTCCCCTATGGCCCCAAACACCCCACCTGTACCACCTTGGCCTATTTTTTGCTGATAACTTCTCTCTGTGCCAGCTCCCGGGCCTTCTAGACTTCCATTTCCTTGTATATGCAGTAAATTTCTATAAATATTCAATCCTCCTTTTGAAGTAAAACCTTGCCCTCCTCCCCCGATTCCAGCCATAGTAACACCTACTATATCTTTTACTGAAAAGACATAAGTTTGCTCATTTCTTCGATTTTCATTTTCTGTAACACTTAATACCTGTCCGTTAGCCCCGCCAGTTATCTGAATCCTATTATTTATACCAACTGATCTCGCTAAAACCGGATTAGTGAACCAAGTCGTGTCTCCTCCAGCACCTCCTCCGCCGCCGCCGTAAATTTTTGAACTATAGTGCGCAAAAATCTTAAACTCTGTTATATCGGAATTTGTTATCTTTATGGCTGCATCACCATTTCTACCTTCTGTAGATGGTTGCGTTCCTGTGTACACAACAATAACTTTTGTAGTTCGTGCACTTGTCATCTGTGACCTTAATTCCCCACGAATCCAACCGCCATCTCCACCATCTCCACCTCGACCTGCCACTAAACTATTTGACTGTAATTTTAATAAAACTTTGACTTCAGAACTATTTGAATCTAAAATTCGATCACCAGTTTCAATAGCGGCTTTTCCAACTGTTTTTGATCCCACAGCATAACCTACTGGAACTACTACGTGGTATCCTGAAAAATTATCAGTAAAATCCTGCAAACTAATGTTTCTTTCGGTTAGTTCACTGTTGAATTTAGAGTTTATATTGATATCTGATTCTCCATCTTTAAGATAAGTAATCATAGCTTGTTTTTTCGCAGTTTTAGCATTTAGAATTGTAGAAGGATCTACACTATTATCACTTGGCAACGTAGAAGATCCTGTGACTAAACCTGTCAATATATCGTTATTTAAACCATCGTAAGATAAATCATTTACAGCGTAACCATAAACCCAATCAGTGGTAGTCATTACTGTTGATTGATCTAAACCATAATGAACGCCTCTTATTCTATAATAATAGTCCGAATCAAATGATAAATTCTGATCAAGATAATCTTCGTTTCCAACTAATCCCGTGGGGGTGCCATAATAATAAGAATCTATACTATCTGATCCGACAGTAATATTAGTTAGTGATTCGCCATTGATTTCATACTTTCTGTCAAAACTTAAAGATGCAGAACTGACATCTGCCCAAGATGCAGACTGAGTATTTGTATCAGAATATTGCAATTGATATTCTTCAAAGTAATATCCAGTAGAAGGATTTTTCCATTGAAGCTGATTATAAGGTTTACCTCCATCAGATAATTTCCCAGTTAGCACTAAAAACCCGCTTGGATGTTGGGGTGCGATATCAGGTTGAGGTCCAACTACCGCTGACCTGTTTATTGCTCCAGTAACATAACCTGTGATTCTAACCCTAATAGTTCCTTCAGGGTCAGTTTGATTGTTAATTTTCGATCTTACCGTTAAAACAGGAGAAACAGTATAAGCGCCAGTTCCAGCAGGCCCCGTAGATCCTGCCACTGGCCCACTAACATCTTTGAGTCCATAAAAATCAAAAGGTATTAATCTTGTAGACCCTGCAGGCAAACTAATTTCAGATTGCACTCCAGAAATGAAATCAAAAGCTAATTCTGTATTGTTTGTGACCATGGTCACATCAACTCCATAGCTTCCACTATTAGTTAAGTAAAATCCTGTTCTTATGGCAAACCCAGTTTGAACAGATATTTCCATACCTGTAGTTGCAACAAATTCATTGCCTTCAGCCCTACTTGTTACTGTGCTTGGGAGTGCCATATTATCTTTCTCTTATATAGGGATCTATAGTAATTAAACTTTTAAAAGTAACTTGCCTTGTTATATAATCAATCGGTTGTTCTATAAATTTTACACTAATATCATTGTTATCTTTAAAATTCAAAGTATGGCTCCACTCAGGACATACAAACACTTTATCTTGATTATAAGGAGCTGGTGGCGTAAATCTAAATTGATCTTTTCCTCTATGTTTTTCCAAAAAATGCAAAATAGATTTGGCTTCTTTGTCTGACCTACCCCGCAAAATAAAATTTAAGAACAGTAAGCTTTTATTAATTCCATCATCAACTCTTATATAAAATTCATTTGGGAAGTTCTGTTTGTAAAATCTTGGCGCTTCTTTGAATTGTATACCTTTGTTTATGTCGAAATAAAAAGTATCTTTAACCCATAAAGAATCATTTGCAGCTGGCCCATTTGAAGCGCTTGCAGCTGTAGTATCTAAACCTGTGTAATAATACCAACCGCTTGTGTAATTTGTATAACTAGATCCGCTTGCATAAACAATATCATCTCTTGAATAATCTTCTCCTATTTTGAAAAATCCTTGAGTGTTCTTAAATGGAATAAAGAAATCTTGCCAATCTGTAGTGCTTTGAGTTTCATCGTAAAAAACTGTAGATATATTATTTACATTTGGGTATTCTAATTGATTCTCTATATTTTCTATGTAAAATTCGTGTTCTTTGTCATAAGGCGAAAAAGGGGTCCAATATATACCTGTGTATCCTCCACTTGGCTTTGGTCCTTTGTTAAAAGAATCTTCTAATAAATGAACAGCAGCTTTTGCTTCTTTATCTGACCTTTTACTTAGTTGAACTGAAAACGCAGCCTTTAAACTGTTTTCGCTTTTGCTTAAATAACTATAATATCCGTCTCCGAAATTATTGTCATATGAAGAGTTTTTATACGAAACCGAAGATCCATATGAAGATTCAAAAAAGAACTTCTGAGTCCAAGGAGAATTTGCACTTGGCGGAGTATTTGATGCGCTAGATGTTGCCGCAGCACCTGTATAATAATAATGACCAGACTGACTTTGTGTTGCATAATTTTCGCTACCACCATCAGTAAAACCACTATAATACACAACATCAAACATAGAATAATTATTCCCAAGTTCAAAAGCTGAAACATTAATATTATTAATACCCGAATTTATTATCATACTTCAGCTTTTCCGGTTAAAAATTCTTGACTCAAAGATAAGCCTCCTTGGATATAACCACCCGCAGTTGCAGATAAGTTATTTCTGTATATTTGACCTGTGCAACCAAACTGTGTTATGGCTGAATCGCCATAAACATCGTACACTTGTATTTCTACTCCAGCTTGATTACCTGTCACTTTTAATATGTCACCAAAGTCTTCGCCTTCAACAGACATGCTAATCATAACATTTTCTTTAGTTACTCTGTAAGGTAATTCATTTGGTATGGTAACTACAGGATTTCTATCTGCAGAAGCGCTATATGAAAAACTAACTTTTTTGTTTACTCCTAAATCATCTCCAGCCAAATAAGAACGCAAACCATGACCTATTAATGTGTCCTCAGGAATAACAGGTAGATTTTTTCTATCCAAGTCTTCGTCACCATCATCAGATAGTTGAGTCAATTCGCCGTATATATCTATTTGTGACTGAAAAACAATAGGCTGAAAAGGCTGAACATCAAAACTTAAAGATCTAACATATCCGCTGGCGAACTGTACACCGCCTAAACTCCCGTTCAAAGGTTCTCCGGTGTGCTCTATAGCTGTTATAGGGTTTAAAAAATCATGAAAACTGCCTGTACAATAATGAGTAAAAGATAAAGTTCCTTTTATTGGCGCAGCTGGGGCATACCTAATTGTAGAACCGGTAACGTTTGTAATAGGTTGCAAAGAAGCTTCGACACCAATAGTAGCTTGGTTTGCTAATATGGTTTGATTAGCAATTTTTAATAACGCATTTTCATATTTTATGAATTTTGTTGCCATTATGTGACTTTAAATTCGTATATTAAAGTAAGATTTATACAACTTTGAGGAATACTACCGCCAGCTTTTATCGCTAGCATAATTAAAGATTTTTCATCAAATTCTAAAGTTCCACCAGTAGAAGTATCCCATTCATAAGTTCCGCCTTCTTCTATCGCTAAAGGAGTATTTGACTTTATAGTTCCACCCGAAAAAGTAATATTTGCACTGTTTGTGCTTATTAGTCTATCGTCGCTTATAGCTGGAAGAGTTCCACCTGACGCTGTAACATTAAAAAACAAACTTGTACTAACACTTATAGGTTCATCATACTGAGCATTAACGTTCCCCCCCGAAACAAAAGCTTTTATTAGTTTGCCTGCGAATGGGGCTATACTCGTTGCTGTGACATTAGCTACAGAAGTACTTTGATGATTATACGTTCCTAAATAAGTACGACCTCCAGCCCTCATCGGAGGCCCAAACCCCCCAAAAAGCTGATTTTCTGTACCATTCAGATAAACTCTTAAATGATAAGCTTGAACAAATCTTCCTGTATTATGACCAGAAGTCGAACTAGATAAATTATGGGTATGTATAGCTCCACCTAAATTAGCTGCACCAGAAGTATTTATATAAAATAAATTTTGATTTAATGTACTTTGAAAATTAAGCGAGGAATCTCCGCCTACACCAGCGTCATTATAATGTATGCCGTAATAACGGGATCCTCCGTTTTGAAAATAGCCATTAATCCAATTTATAATTTGATTTGTTCCATTGAATATAGTATAAGCTGTTATACTTCTTGCCCCATCACCCAAAGTACTATATCCATTTCTTATTCTTAATACAGTCCCAGTACTATTATTAGATGTTAAAGATGCTACAGTTGGAGATCCACCAGTTGCAGAATCGGTAACTGCAAATTTATGGCTGAATGAAGTGCCACCAATATGAACATAACCTTCTGTTCCGCTTGCCCTGCTTATATTTAAAGTCCCTGTTCCAGCAGAATTCGATCCTCCTATACCTACTATGTTTATAGAGCTAGATATATAACTGCTAAAAGCAGTGCCTCCTGATTTACCAGTTAATTTTAAATAAGGGTTAGTGTTTGTGGTAGTTTCTAAATGAAGTACATTTGCGCTAGCATCTTTTACATGAAGCTTTGCATCAGGAGCATTTGTACCTATACCCACAAAATTTTGAGTATCATCAGTTGTTGAAGCAACTTTAGCATAAAATAAAGGGGAAGATCCTCCATTCCCAAAAATTTCCACACCTCCAGTAGATTTATTAGTAGAAGTGCCGCCTCCATACTCCATTAATTTTAAATCACCATCATCTACCCTAATTTCTTTTTTGCTTGCGTCGATTATAATGTCAGCAGTAGAATCAACCCTGAGGTCTGTTAACACATTTAAAGTGCTAGAGCTAGTTGTTGTTCCGACTCCAACATTACCATTGCTAGCTACTACAATATCAGTATTACTACCAATAGCCCTTGTGATAACAAGCTGATCATTTGTATCATCAAAACCTATGTTAAATTTACTCGTACCAGCTTGAATAAAATCAATATAAGAATCGTAACTGTCAGCAGAAGTTTCTAATTTTAAAACAGAGTTTGCAGCAGTTTCGTAAACATGCAAAGGGGCTGTGGGAGCATTAGTACCTACTCCCACATAACCCCCGTCTTTTATAAAAACACCTAAAGTTGATCCGTCATCATACAAGCTTAACCCGTTACCATCTGCAGCCCAAATATTAGACCGCCTAAATAGGTCATTTGTTATGACAAATTTTATCTCAGGGTTACTGGCGCTTGTTGATATGTCTCCTATAAACAACACATCTCCAGCAGCAGCTGGTGCACCTAAATTGCCGTATGAAAGTATTTTTCCCATTATTTTAAATAGTTTTGAAATCCTAAAGCTACAGTTAACACTCCATCTATAGAAGTAGTTACACTTTCTGATATTAAATTTCCTGAAATAGGATCGAATGAAAAAACAGTGACTCTTCCTGCGTCTTCTAGAATTTCATTGTTTTCGTCTCTTAAAAAAGCTTCTGTTTCGTCTTGCAATCCTTCGTCTGATCTATCTACTTGCCTTACATATAAATCCAAGTTTCTGTAAACACCGCTTCTGGTGTTATCTATCATGTTCGCCGTTTTAAAATTATCTACTTCCACAACAAAATTTGTCGTCACAGAAACAGGTGTTTTACTTATTACTTGAGTTGGAGCATAATAGTTTTGGCTTGTTTTTTCTCTTAGATCATATATAGGAATTCTCTCCATTGTATATTGTTGATCATAAGACATTATTCTATTAGTTTCACTTTGGTCTACGTTGAGTACTATAGAACCTTGGTTAATAAACTTTATAGAAGATAAAGGATGAATACCTGAATAATCTAATTCACCTTTTCTTACGCCGCTTCCTAATTGACCAAAAACCGCAAAACTACATTGTGTTGTAGGTACATCTCCAACAGTTGCCCTTGTTGTATAACTAGTTAAATAACCCGAAGTAAAACCTATAACTTGACCATTTGATTCTTCTAAATCTGAAGCATAAATCAACGTGCCATTCACCATTTGATCGCCCGTCAAGGTGAAGAGCGGGTCTTCATAAATTAAATCTCTAGTAAAACTAACTTCGCCTTGTATAGCATCAGACAAACTAGGTTGTACATGACCAATGCCCAATGCACTAATAGGGTTACGAGAAACACTGTAACTAATATCTAAATCTCTTATACCAGAGATTCCAGTGCCATTAACATAAAAAATGTGCTCGTAACTTGGTGATGCGTTTTTTGACATGATTAGTTATTCTTTCTGCCGCCTTCTGTTAACAAGCCGCCAACTCTTTGTTCTTTTTGTATAACTTTAACTACTGCGGCCTCAATTCTCTTGGACAACTCTTCTGCATTTGAAGTATCATCTCCTCCATCTTGACCGTTTCCTAATGAACCGCTAGACGCTTCACCAGACTGTGATCCACCCATATTAACACTAATGTTGATGTTATTAGTGCTTCCTCCGCCCATGGCGTTTAAAGTGGGAGCCGGAGATTCAGCGACCGATCCCCCAGATTGATAAGTAGGAATGTATCCCCCGTTCAGCCTGCTCATAAAACCTAATCCATATTTACGAACAGCTTTATTGTTCATCACAAACTCTCCTCCAGCCATAAAAGCAGGAATAGAATCTATATTTCGTGCGCCGCTATTTATGTACCCACCTTTTTGTATTTCTAATTCTCCACCGGGATCTGCACCTGAGCCCTTATTTTTGAACATTTCTCCAAGACCCCCTTGATCTTGTATATATCCTGATACGCCGCTAAATGCGCCCATAGCTAAAGCACTTATAAAAGCGTTTCTTAACGCTTTGCTTTCCGCTTTTTTTCGTTGCCTTTCTTCGTATCTAGCTCTAGCAGCGTCTCTAGCTTCTTGCAATGCAGGATCATCAGAAGCATAAAATAACCCGCTTAATCTTGAACTACCCATCGGTTCATTGATAAATGCTGATCCTCCTGACTGAAATCTCGGAGCCATTCCAAAATTAAGTTGATCTATAGAATTTGGCCCACCTAAAGCACGAACAGCATTTCTATTTAATACATATTCTCCATCTTCAAGTAACGCCGGATTACGGTCACCGTATCTGTTGCCAGATATGTACATACCATTTTGAGCATGAATAAAACCTCCTCTTTGTTCTTTGCTTGCAGTTATGCCGCTATAGTCTGAGCTAAATAATCCTTGTGTCCCACTTATTAAACCTTTTACAGCATTCGCTGTTAATTGATTTCTTATTTCTGTCAAAAATCCAATCGCAGCCCCTCTTAAAGCATCACCTAAATCTTCGGCCCCATCCATTGCTTGATTAAGAGCGTTTGCCATATTATTTGCAAACATATCTGGAATTTCTTCCCCTAAAGTAAATCTAAAAGTGTCTACATCATCAGTTATATTATTAAAACCTTTTTCAAGGCCTCTCGTAAAAGATCCTGCTCCACGCACATTTTCAAATTCTTGTTGCGCTGCTTTTTGTTTTTCTTTAAAGTTATTTAAAGCGTCTATGCCGTCTTCACCAAAAGTTTTTACAATCAGCTCCCTTTCTTGATCTGTTAAAATTTGCAGCCTACTCATTTCTACAGAAACTTGGCTTAAACTATCAGACACACCTCGAAAAGCGCTTACGCTTGTTGACCCTGTTTTATTTGGAGAATATCCGGTTGTTTCTTGAAGCTGAGAGTATCTATCATTTATTAATTTTTGATCCTCTTTGAAAGATTTAGTCAGGGCTCTTCTCTTATCAACATCTTTTGTTCCTTCAAAGTCAGACTTGTATCTTTCATATCTATCGTTTAATACGTTCTTTTTGGCTTGCTCAATAATAGAAGCTGGGTTAGCTATGACTTCGGCTAAATTATTTAAAGCTTGAGTTAAAATGCCTTGAGCTCTTACCTGCGCATCAGCTAATGATAATTCGGTACTCAATCTTTCTCTTTCGAAAGATTTTTGAGCATCAAACATATCCAATTCAAACTTTTGCCTAGCTGCCTCAATTTCTCTTTGCTTTTTAAATATATCTGCATCTAATTTTTGAGTTTGTTCAAACTTTTCTGCAGCATTTAAAAATGGAGAACTGCTAATAAGACCTCTTTGAGATTCAAGGTTAGCCAGCTCTCTTTGCATTGGCCTAATAGTTCCTACTTGATTTATTCGTGCTTGAAATTGACCGGAACGCTCAAGGAAGCCTAAAGTAGCAAGCTTGTCAGTGTTTTTTGCTCGCTGTAGTTCGATTTCTTGCCTAGCTCTTAAAACATTTTCTTCGTATTGAAGGTTTACTAATTCTTGCCTTCTTGTTTCAGATAAATCTGCGACATAATTCTGAAGTTTATCTATATCTTCACCCTGAAAAATGCCTTTAGATATATCGCTTCTTAAATCTGCTAATGCTTGATCAGGATTCAACACAAAATCTGCCATAGCACGTTCATAAGCTTGCAATGCCGGATCACTTTGAGTAAATTTTGCTTGATCAAAAGCGGTTTGCAATCCGCTTATATTTTTAAGACTAAATGCAGCTTCTGCTTGTGATCTAGTTTGACCTAATTGCGCTAATTGATTTCCGAAACGTCTCCTTACAAGTTGCTCAGCAGTTAATTTTAAATCTGTAGATATTTGATCTTGTATACTGGACAACAATTGATCGTAACTATCTCTAATTTTTTGATCAAAAGAGGTTGCGCCCTTTTGCCTTGTTATATTTGTTAATCTTTGCTTAGTTCTGATTAAGCTTCTTTCGAGTTCCTCAACTTCCACTTCTCCATTAAGAAGCTCATAATACTCTTCAACAATACTAGTTGACATTTCAAACAACTTTATTAATTCTTCGTTTCCAAATTTCTTAAACTGTTCACTTAATATCTCAATATCTCCAAGCCCAATCGTATCTGGGAAAGCGCTCTGCAAATCCTTGGCTAAACCTTCCTCATCAAAACCAAAAAGTCCGCCACTATTATCTTTTACTATTTTATTTAATTTTTGCGCAGTTTCTGGAGATATTTTACCTGCTGCGTCAGCAAAGTAACCAAAAAATTCTCCAAATGCCGGAGTTATTGACGCAATAGTTTCTTTATCGAAAAATTTATAAGCCTCTGCACTGGTTATTGCTGCAGATCCTCCTGTAGGAGCTCCCGCAGCAGATGTAAAACCTCTTTGTAGTAATTGAAGTTGAGCTCCTTTGGTTCCTAATCCCCGAATTACTTCTCCTCTACGACGTTCTTTTTCATAAAGCTTAAGCGAACTAGCTAGCTCGGTTACATTCCTGCCTGCTGATTTAAATCTTTCAGGCAAATCGCTTTTACTAACTTTTTCTAAAACTTCTTGAAATTTCTTTTGAGCCTCCAATCTGGCTTGCCCACTTAAAGCCGGATCATTCAATTTTCTGACTGCTTCTATATACTGGTTAGCTAAGCTAGTATCTTCTTTGGTTTTGTTAGCATACTCTTCTGTTACTTCAGCTAATTCATCTAAACTTAAATTAGCATTCAATGCAGCTTGCGCTAATCCTGCTATAGCTCCAGCTGCCGCACCTGCTGCCGCCCCAGCAGGCCCACCCATAATAAAGCCTGCCGTCCCGCCCACGCTTGCATAACTGGAGACATTAGCTAGTCCTGATTTAAAAATTCTCTCACCTCCGCTTAGTTTGCTTCTAGGCGTATCACTAAAAATAGCCTGCTCAGCTAATCCAGCGACCATTGGTAGGCCTGTTGCAAGCCCCAACCCAAGCCTCCCCCCCATTCCCCCCATTCTTCTACTTAATCTTGTAAAAAAGCCTCCTTTAGCGGCCTGATCCGCTTGTTGAGACATCAAAAGCATTCTGTTTGCTATTTTAGTAGCTTGCGCACTACTCATACCTAAACTTATAGCAAATTCTTTCATTTCCAAAGCAGCTACATCTGCTTGAATTGAACCTCTATTTATTGACCCAGCAAGCTTACTAGCTTCAATTTGTATTTTTTTGAAATTTGGGTTTGCTTGAGATACTACCCCAGCTAAATTAACTTTAGACGCATTTCTTATTTGCCCTAACAATTGATTATAGTTAACACCGTATTGTTGAGCTACACGTTTAACTTGAGCATTGAACTTTTGTTGGTCTTTTACTCCAACCGCTAACGCAGAAGATAATTGGTTTGCTTTAGCAACCATCGATGCACTAGCCTTAGGGTCTATAGATAAAGCTCCACCCACCAAGCTACCTGCTACATTCCCAAAAGCTGAAACCATACCTTTGCTTGATCCAACGCCACCAAGTGCAATTCTAGACTGTATGTCCTGAATTCTCCTTTGCTCTTTCATAGCTGAAGCAGATTCAGCACCTAATTCCATAGATGTAACTCCTGCAGCCTGCCTTTTATTGGCAGGTAAAGTGGACAGCATTGTGTTTTTTTTGGTTTGTTCGTTTTGCTGCTGCAAAACTCTTAATATGTTTTGTTCTAGTTGAAGCCTTTTAGCAGCTTGAGTTTCTAAACCTAAATATGCTGGCACTGCCGCCGCCAAATCTTTTAAAAATCTTTTTGCGACTACGGCTAAAACAGTAAATATCCCAGCTGTTGCAGGTAATAATAAATTAGACAAACCTTTCAGTATACCTTTGCTCAAAAAACCTCCAAACTGTTCGCCTGCTGATTCTAAATCTTTTTGAGGAGTAGATATCACTTTGTTGATTTGCTCTAAACTATCTACGAAAATTTTTGTGACACTTTTTGCAAGCGGCTCAAAAGTTACCTTGCCAATATTAGCTTGTAACTGCGCTACCTCTGTAGAAGACTGCGCTAATAATGCGCTTAAACTTCTGTTTAATTTTTCATTAGCTAAAGCAGCTTCATTGGTAGCATTCTTTGAAACTTCTAAAGATTTAGCTGTGATAGATTGCTCTTTATTTAAATCTTTAAGTATAGCAGAAAGATTGTTCGCTTGGAAAACTCCAGCAACTTGCTCTCTTAAATAAGCTTGAGTTGAATCAGATAAACCATCATAAGCTTTAGCAAAATTTTCTAATATTCTAACAGCCGGTAAAATATTACCTTCGATATCTCGCACACCTATATTGAACCTTTCTAATTGCTCTAGTGTGCTTTGTCGTTGCAAACGAGTAAATATAGTTTTTAAAGCGTTACCAATTACAGCACCACCTCTACCGGTTGTTTGTTGAACCGCTGTAATCAAAGCATTTAGTTCATCAAAACTCACTTTTGCATCAGTTGCAGCAGAACCAACTCGACTCAAACCTTCAATAAGGTTACCGGCAGAAACAGCAAACTTAGTTTCTACAGCCACAAATTTATTAAGAGCTTTTGTTGTATCTAGATTACTAAAAGCATTTACTGTGGCAGTTAAAAGACTCACTGATTTTTCTGCGTCTATACCCGTCAATCGAACCAAAGTTAAAGCGTCAGCGGTTCTTTTAGACACCTCTTCAACACTCAAACCTTGACGAGAAAATTCCAAAGCAGCCTTGGCTACATCATCAAAACCTGTGGCAGTTTGCTTTGCTATCCTGAAAATATCTGACCCAAATTTATTAAAAGTAGAATCTGTTACAGATAAAATACGATTAATGTCAGTGAAAGATTTTTGAACTTGAATGGTGGTAGCAGCTAAATCTTTAAACGATTTAGTGATACCTGCAATGATAGCAGTAGAGGCACCGAAAGCTAATACACGGGCGTTAGCAGCACGTAACGAGCTTTCAAACTGATTCAAATCTCCAGTTAATTTTCCTAACGGTCTAGAACCGCTAACTTGAAGATTTATATTCGCAGGTATATTAATCGCCATATTCTTAATCAATATACACTTTTTTTACAAAAAAAATCACTTATTCATCGCTTTCATGAGGTCTTTCATGTCCATTTTGCCTCCATGACTTTTCAGCATGTCTGATAATGATTGAGATTTATTTCCTCCTACGCCCAAATTATCGTAATCAGACTCTTTTGCCCCAACAATTGTAGATGCCCCCTCTCTGTCTACATTCTTCAATGTATTCTTCGCCTTATCTTGAGCATTGACATAATCAATAATTTTATCGGGTTCTTTTTTGATTTGATCAGGTATCTTTGGATAATTTTCAAAAATGTTTTTAAACATTCTTGAATAAACTATAAGCTTCAGCTGGTGGGTTGATAATAAAAATATACTTTTATCGTAAAAGTCGTTAATGCTTTCGCAAAACGGCCTATACATTGAGAAAAATTCTTCTAAAGTTAGTTTCTGTATATTTAAATCATTAAAGACTTCGTATTTGTAATTGTACTTATTGACAAGCTCAAGCATTTCGTTTTTTGAAAGCTCGTCTACTTCTTCTTGACAAAACTTCCTATTTATAAGATCTTTTTCTTTGTAAAAAGACAAAAATACATAATGCTCAGAAACTCTTTTGTCCGCATAAGACTCACAAGTTTCTGTCATCAATTGCAGTTTTTTATACCTTACGCTTGCTACATCCTTTTCGGCATCAGATATTTGCTTATTGATGTTGTCTATTTCAGATGTTAAATATAAACCTTTTTTAGTTGTTTCTAAAGATTCTAAGTATTTAGTTTTTTCTTTTAATTCGCTTTCATCTTTAGAAGTCCATATATTGTTTTCTGTAAGATATTCTAAATACTCTTTTTCGGTAGGTATCCCTCTTTTTTTTGCGGCAGATAAAAATTTATTTCGCAATTCATCAATGTGAATTTGATCAAAAACAGACAAATGTTTAATGTACAAGATTTGATTTTGGAATTCTATTTCAGAATAACCAAAAACAATATCTCTAAACATTTCTCTATAGTTAATGTCACTCTTCTGGTTCATCTAAGTCAGATTTAACCAAAGCAGCGACTTGAGCTTCGTCAAAATTATCTCCGCTGTAGTACCAATAACTAATAATTGTGGTAAGTTTATTTATAACCTTGTTGAATATTTCGTCAGAAGATTCATCTTTTTCATAGTAATTATCCAACTTGTCTTCAAATGTTTTACCTGTAAAATATAAACTCGGGCTAGTTGACCCACCTAAATCGTACTGAATGTAAGTGAGGTTGAGCAAATACCACAAAACTGTAGTTTGCTGAGCTTTGATATCTGCAGTATGAGCAAAAATAGTTTGGTAATTAGTTTCTAAATCTACAATCTGACGCTTAACTACAGTTAACTCATCATTGATTTTTTTAGCTTTGGCTTTTTGGTCTGTGTCTTTTTCGTCATATCCAGAGATAGCCATTCTTGTAACTTCTTGCTCTAAATCGCTAAGCTTCTTATAATTATCTAATAATTCTTGGGCATCTTTTTCTGTCAATGCCCCGCCTGAATCAGCATACTTTTTGGCCAACATTGCTTTTGTCAAAATACCCTTTTTGATAGATTGGCTCATCGCAATCGAATATTCAGTATCTGCTTCCTCTAATTGTCTCCTAGAGGGCTTCTTGATAATGAATTCAATAGGGTATTTTTCTTTGACCTTTTTCTTGACTTCGACCTCCTCTTCAACACCTTCATCATTTTTCATGATTTCTTTGGTGATCTTTTCAACCTCTTTTTCGCTTTGAATTGTGAATGAATAAATTTGCTTAAACATATGACTATAAATATTAAATAAAATGTGTCAATTTTCTAAAAAAACTTTAAAAAGTGTATAATGTTTTTGTATGTCAAGCTTACTAACATCAACAGAAAAAAGCGCATTAAATAGCATAATGAATGATCAGCATGATACTTTTGCTAGGCTGGTTACTGTTTATAAAAGAGCTAAAGAAACTATTTCTACTCCAAGTACATCTTTCAACTCAGTTTACGGAAATGCTGGGGCCACAACGAGTATAACTTATACGCCTCAATCTGCGCAAATATATGCCAGAATTATGTATAACAAATCTTATGATGAAGATTATTTTTCAGATTCTGAAGCAGACTCTCAATTAAAAATTAAAATGCAAGAAGGCAAGATAAGGCTTAAAATTAAAGCTGCTGATTATAGCACAGTTAAAGATTGCCTAAGATTAGAATTCGATAATGGCGTTTACTTTGTCGATAGCGATTTTCGTGGGCATGGTTTATTTGATGTTCAATTTTATACATTCTTTGTTAAATCATCTCAATAATGCCATCTATCACTTATAGAAAAAGGGATTTGATGAAGCTCTACGTAATACCGGAGCTTAACAAATTGCATTTAACAGCGGAGTGGAAAAAGACAGTTAGAACTAGAGCTGAAAAGGCTATGCGATCAGTTCGCAATAAATTCATACAAAGTTTTTTAAATCACCCTATATCAAGAGAAATAGATATGGGTCCTAATGGATACAATCTTAGCGGCACTTTAAAAGGGTATTCAAATTTGTTTGGTTTTATTGGTTTTTATGAAGACGAAAAACCTATAAAAGTTTTAAAAGCTATACTGATGGAATACGAAATTAAAATTGTTAGTAGAAATGGTTATACAGATGTTAAAATAGACGTACCAACAAAAGATAAAATATATAAAGCTACTCCTTTACCTTGGGCAAGAGGAAGATCATGGGTTAAAGCCATGGAAACAGGGCTATCAGGCTTCGGCATGTATATTACATCTGACCATGAAGAATCGAGGTCTGGAGAAGGTATACAAGCTAACAGAAAAATCAGGTCAGGTAAATTCACAAACACAGGCTATTTAAGTGAATTACTAAACGAATATTACAAAAACGTAAAAAATTTAGAAGATAGATACACGAAATGAAACCAGTTTTTCAGCACCAACTACTTAGCAGTTTTTATTTATGGTTCGACTCATATTTAATGAGAAAAGGCGAAGCTTACGAAACGTTTACTAGCGATTTTTATTATTATTCTGACACAAGGTTTCCCGACAAAGTTGTTTTTGGCAGTCCTTACAAACAGTTTGTCGCTGATAAATCTATCGATAGTGCTGTTGTTATAGAGTCTGTCAGTGGCGATGGCGTAGAATACACAAGAGGCGTAAGTGGCTTAATTATAGATTATGATAACGGAAGAGTGATGTTCGACGAAGGGTTTCCTACTGGAACAAATATTAGCGGCACTTATAGTGTCAAAAACTTTAATACTTACATATCTAATCAAAACGAAGAACAACTAATATTAGAAGGTAAATACGAAAGCAACAGTAGGTATACTAGAACACTTACAAACATAAAACCTTACGATCAAGTAACGCCTGCTGCATTTTTATCCATAGAAAGCTTAAACAACCAACCTTTCGCTTTAGGCGGCGAAGATAACACTATAGCTCAAGGCAAAGCTGTGGTATTTGCGGAAAATATGTACGAGTTAGACGGTATACTCTCTATATTCAATGATTCAAACAAGGAAGTATTTGCTAATGTGCCATTTACAGGAGTTCCATTAAACGAATATGGTGATATCAAAACGTCTCAATATCCCAATGGATATAATTATACAGGGTTAGCAAGTAATTATCCTAACGATATATACTTAATAGATAATACTATGGTATCGAAGTTCTCGGATAGAATCAAAAAAGTTTTAGAACCTTCTTTGTATGTTGGGTTTATAGATTTTGAAATTCACAAGTATCGGTTCCCCAGATTATAAATATAAAATTTCTCAAATTTAACCAAAAGTTGTAAATTATTGTAAATTTAACACCTAAAACATTATGGCAAGAAATAGAATAATTTATCAAAGTGAAGCTCTTTTTGTTTCCCCCAGTTCAACTGGCTACCATTTGCAAAAAGGAGGTGCCGGTGCATCTGATACCCCAAACGTATTAGATGATCATGGTTATACTTCTTGGACTGGGATTACAGAATGGGAAAGTCCCAATTACACTAGTGGACCTAAATTAAGGTCTTTAACTATGCCGCTGGAAAGAATTCAATCTGCGAATTTTAATTTTACGATTAATAGAACAGATATCAATGAATTCGGTAAGTTAGCACGATTAGACTCTATAGCAATGGAATCCCCGACTGTTGGGTTAGATTTCAATTATTACCTAACTGATGGAGGTAACGAAAGAAAACTAGGGTTTAATGTACCAACATCTACATTAGATGGTTACGATGGAGGTAGACCAGATACAAGTACTCCTTATAGTACTGGCGATTTGGCTTTATCAGGATATAGCGCACTATCTGGTTTAATTGAGGATACCCAAGGAAATAACTTTTTTATCCTTGTGACCAAAGAAGGCAAAGATGTTCAAGCTAACTCAGTAACATCAGCTAATGCTGCTACAGAATACGATGTTGTTTCAATTGGTAACGGTTTTATATCTGATTACACCGTTGAAGCTGCGGTTGGATCTATTCCTACTGCTTCTGTTACCGTTGAAGCTTTTAATATCAAAGTAGAAGACAGAGCATCAGGTAACGCTAGCACATCACCGATTTCTCCTTGGATTAATATTAGTGATGGCTCTATCAACTCAACTCAAGAATACTTCATTCAAGGCACTGAGGCAGTAGGTCTACCATTAAATGTTTCTGGAACTGGAAGCGTAACAGCATTAAGACCCGGAGATATCACTTTAACCATTGGCCAATCTGGAGCTTATGACGGTATAACAGATTTAGCAGGCGATGGAGTTGCACACATTCAAAGTATGAGTATCTCTGTACCAATGTCTAGAACAGTTTTACAAAGACTTGGGAATACGTTTGGTTATGCTAGAGTTATAGATTTACCTTTAAATATTGAGGTTTCTATTTCTGCAATTGTTTCAGAATTAAACAATGCCTTTAATTTGTACAATAATTTGTGCCACACTCAAACCCACACATTCACCTTGGATTTATACAATTGTGATCCTTCTACAGGTTTACCGGGATCTAGCAAAATTAAATTTGAAGTTAAAAATGCTAGATTAGATAGTGAAACTTTTTCTAACGCTATTGGAGACAACGAAACTGTCGATATGACTTTTAGCTGCCAACTTGGCGGAGCAAAAGATCAAAATAACGGTATATTTATGTATGGAAGCTACCCACTATTTAGGACGCTACCATTTTACCCATTAGGTAAAAATAAAGCTATAGATGGTTCTTACAGGTCTTAAAATTTAAAATAGAAAGAATATAAAATGGCAAGAAACAGAATAATTTATCAAAGCGAGGCGCTGTTTATTACCCCCGGTTCAACTGGTTGCTGTCTTCAAGAAAGTAATGGTGGTGACGATGTAACCGCAAATGAAACATGGAGTAATATTTCAGGTATAGGCGATCTTACAAGTAGTTACAATTTAAGATCTTTAACAATGCCCATTTCAAGAGTGCAAAATGCTAATTTCAATTTTACTATCAACAGAACTGATATTAATGAATTTGGCAAACTTGCACGATTAGATTCTATTTCCATGGAATCTCCAACTGTCGGTTTGGATTTCAGTTATTATTTAACTGATGGTGCCAATGAAAGAAAAATGGGTTTCAATATACCTACGAATAAAATAGCTTCTAGAGATAGTGCTCTTTATAATTCAAGCGATGTTTGTTACTCTGGAATTAGCGCTTTATCAGGGTTAATTGAAGATAGTCAAGGCAACAATTTTTTCATCCTTACCAGTGAAGAAGGTGTTGATGTACACGATGCAGATAAAACTCAATCAAGCGGAGTATTCAATGTTATCGGTATTGGCAACGGTTTTATTACAGATTACACTGTAGAAGCTGCTGTAGGGGCAATCCCTACTGCTAGCGTCACAGTTGAAGCGTTCAATATTAACGTAAACGACGTAATATCAGGTGGTGTTGTAACACAAGCAGATCCTACTAATTCTAACCATTATGCTAGATTCGTTCCTTCTGTAACATCTGAAGGCAGTTATTCGACAGGTGATGCAAGCACTGCAAGTAGCGTTCCTCAGTTTATTATGCAAGGAGAAGAAAATGCTAATGATACGCTTGCTATTAATACTACAGGTACAGATGGAACACCTTCTGCATTACGCCCGGGAGATATCACATTGTCCCTTTCTAATTCTACTGATGGAATAATTGTTACTGAAGGAGACGGTAAAGCTCATATTCAAAGCTTCACGTTAAGCATGCCAATGTCCCGCACAGTATTAGGTAGATTAGGTAATACTTTCGGATATGCAAGAGTCGTTGATTTACCATTAAATGGTGAGGTCACTTTGTCCACTATTGTTTCTGAGTACAATAAAATAAACTTATTCCATAAACTTTGTGATACTCAAACTTTAGATATGACATTAAGCTTATATGCTTGTAATCCAGCTACTGGATCGGCTGTAACAGGAGCAGGCGCTTTTGATATTCAGTTCCAAATCAAAGGGGCTAGATTAGAAAGTCAAACTATCTCTAACGCTATTGGAGATAATCAAACTGCTGATTTGACATTTTCATTCCAAGTTGGTGGCGCAAATGATACCACAAACGGTTTGATCATGAATGGTAGTTACAACTTATTTAGATGTATTAGGTCTTACCCGTTAGGCGAGAAGAAGCTAAGCCAATTAGTAGCCGGTGTTACACCTGCGACGTAAACGATTATTGTAAAGTAAAAGCCCCCCGAAAGGGGGGCTTTTTTTATGTTTAAATTTAGTTGGTTGACAGTATCCCTGCTAGATAGGTTAAACGTCCGCTAAACCCTATTTAACCAACTTAAAATCCATCTGAAAGAAGCTTTTTGATCTTTTCGTGATCAGGATGATCAGGATTCATAACGTCCATTTCTTGCTGAAGAACTACGCTTCTAGTGCCTTTTGTTGTTCTTCTGAATGCTTGCCTTAACTGCTCTTTTAGTCTAACTTTATCGTGACTAGGAAAAATGCCAACTTTCTGACATAATCTTTGAAGATCTGCCAAGTTACAGTCTCTCATTTTTTCCTCAAAAACATCAGGATCATTAGTTCCAAAATGGTTTACAGACTTAATGCCCATCATCTCTTCTAGCTCTTTAGTTTTTTGAATTGCTTCGTCTTCTATCTTGCCGCTTGAAAAATTTTCAAGCTGATCAGGGTTAGTAATCTTTTGCTTAGTTTTCTTTTTACGTTGAGCCATATTTTTATATAATAATTTTTCTTTGAGTTTTTCAATAAAAAACCTCGCCCCCAAATGGAGGCGAGGCATTCATAATGAATTTTAGCAGTATAATTACATGATTAAACCAACTAAAGCTCTGTTATCGAGAACCATGCGGCCCTCTTCCAAAGCTCCGTAGTAACCAATGCGCTGCTGTCTAGCAGAGAACTGATCGTCAGCCACCAAGTTGAATTCAGAACCAGTGTCAGAATCAACAGCAATAGCACGAACCATTGCGTCACGGCTACGGTCAAGACCAATGATGACTTCTTCGCTCGCAGCAGTGAAAGCACTGGATGCGGAGGTAGAACCATGGTCTAAGTAATCGGTAGATCCTGCAACAGTACCGAAGATGCTGTTGAATCTCTTGCCGATACCCATTTCCAATACTTCCATGATGGCAACACCATAGAACTCAGTTAAGCCAGACTGAGAGAAGATCTGAGATCTAACATTCTCACTCAAAGCGATAGGCTGAGAAGTGGCTTGAACGGCAGCACCATTAGGTGCTAAAGTATTGATTGGGTTGTAAGCCATTGCACGAATCTGCTCCACAACTTCAGGAGAAACTAATAAATCAGTGATTCCACGGCGAGCGCCAGTAGGAGTACCTCCAACAAAAGAAGCATTGATTCTCTTAGCCTTAGTGAACAACTTGTTCAAGTCATCCAATAACAATCTGTTAGCTTGAGCTGTACGGAAGATGTGACGATTCTTCGCAGTGAAAGAATCATTTCCGGTTGCAGCATTAGCAGCAGCGGTGAAAACTAAGTTAGCAGAAGTTCTTTCCTGCTTCAATAAAACTTCCTGTGCGACTCTGGTGAAAGTTTTTCCAACTACATCTAAACGAGAACGAGAAGCGTATCTGCGGTCAAAAGAAACAGCAGAATCCAAGGTGTAAGTGGTAAACTTCAACTCAGCAGCAGTTGGCTGCACATAGTTGGTAGGAAGACCACCAGCAACAGACTGGCTGTAAACCTTGATATAATCCTCGTCGAAAATGTCGTGATAAAGATCCAAAGGAATAGAAGGGTTGTCATCAGCGTTGTACTGAAGAGAAGTAAACAAGTTACTAATCGTAGGAGCGTTGTTGATAACCTCTGCTAAAACTGGACCAATGAATTCTGCCAAGGCAACCTGAGCTGAGTAAGCAACATCTCTGTTGCGAGAAGCCATAGCCTTAACTAATTCAACTTGTTCATCGGTTCTTTTAAGAGTAATATTCATTTCTATAAATCCTTTCTACTTATTAAGCAGTGTAAGTGTTGCTAATTGAACAATCCAACTGAACAAGCGCATACTGAGCAGTGCCAGTACCTGCGAATTGATCAGACTGACCATTCTGGGAAGTTCTGTTTCCAGTTCCTAAAATGGTCCCGACAATGGTTTCGCCAGAGGTGTTCGCCCATGCGACACCAGAAAGCTTGCCAGCGTTTGCAGAGATAACAGCGAGGTTACCGGGAGCAAAGTTTGAATCCTTCTCATATCCATCTTCAGAGAAGGTGAATAAACCTTTGGTTGCTACAGGAACAGCCTGCCCACTAAGAACAGCCTGTAACTCATCACGCTTAATAGGGTTGTAGATGAGTTTCTCTCCGTTTTCGTCAGTTTCTAAGGTTTGTCTCAAAGTAACACCTAAGACAGAAGCGTCTGCGGTGGCGGCTGTGACTCTCAAAGGAACCGTAGGATACTGGTCAGCGCCCAAAAATGGGTAATCAGTCTTTCCAAGGTAGCTGCTATCGATGAAATCAATAACATCCTTATTGAGGTTTCCGCTTAATACTTTGACCATCACTCCAGCGCTACCGTTTCCGTTAGTGCTAGGCGTAGAGTCAACTGTCTGGTTTGCAAACAGGTTGACCACATCGTTGTCAGAATATTGTCTGAAAGGTAATAATCTAAGTGCCATATGGTTAGTATTTAATTTGAATGTTGTCTTTGTTAAAAGCTTTGCTAAATTTCTCCAGAAGAGACTCTTCGTGTGCAGAAGCTCCATTATTATTTACGGGAGCTTCTTCTGAAGCCTCCACACGATCTAAAGCCTCTTCAACATCTGCGTCTGAAGCTTCAGCCGTTTCCACTGTCTGCGCAGCAGGTGCGCTTTCTTCTTTGGTATCCAAAGAAGCGATTCTTTTCTCAACCTCAGTTTCAACTCTTTCGCTGATAACTTTTTCCTGCTCCAACTTAAAAGCTTTGCTCTTATGATGAAGAAGGGTGTTAAGTTTATCTTGGTAAGAATCAAATGAAGCTTCGGCGCTATCCAAAGATTGAACCTCTTTGGCGATGACAGCACGGTCAGCATCACTGAGATCAAAAGCTTCATCTAAGGCTTCCATTCTGCTGTTGAACAGCTCTTCTGCCTTAGCAGCAGCCATAGTAGACTCAAGAGAATCAATTTTCTCTTGCGCTTCCTTTAATTGCTCTTGTAATTCTACGATAGAAGCCTTTGCCTGTTCTGCCTCTTCTGCTGCCAAAGCTTTTTGCTGCTCGATCTCTTCACGTTCCTTTTGGAACTCGACATCTTTTTCTCTAATTTTGTCAGCGACAAAAGAAGATATGCTAGCAACAGCCTCTTGAGAGAATTCAGCTTTCTCGGAAAGCTTACTATCAAGAATTTTTGCGAACTCATTTGTGATTTCTGTTATATTCATGATAGATATACTGTTATGTGATTTTACATCATTTTCACTGTTTTGTGAAATTTTTAGGGAATTATTATCAACAATTTCTTGTTTTTGATTTTGCTCAGAAGAGTTATCTTCCTTTTTGATTTTTATATCTTCGTTTTTTTCGATATAAATTCCTTTAACGTCTGCAGCAGGATTCGATGTAAAGCCTATTCCTAAAGGAAAAACTTCACCTGTAACTAAACGGTAAACTGGCTCTCCGTTTTCTAGTTTTCCTGAACCGCCAAAGCTTTTTAAGTAATGCTTAAACTTTTCAACTTCTTCTGGATCAGATATAATCTTAGCTTCGTTTAAGTCTTGAGAGCCAACGGCTATGCTATATTCATTGAATCCAAGTTCCCAACTTGCAGATATAGCTTTATATAAATGGCTTTCAGGATCCCCTGTTTGAAGAAGTGCGTTAGCAAAATCTGGATTAACAGTTTTGTAAACAACCGCAGCTAAAGATAAAAAGTAAGGCTCTGCTCTTCCAGAAGCTTCATTAGAAGTTAAAACTTTTGAATTTTCTAAGTCTGTAAAACCTGCGTTTACAATATGACCTACAACTTTTTCTTTTTTATGTTCGATATTGGTAGGCTTGTTAACAAAATATTTAATTATTTCAGTCGCAGTTTCAGAATCAATGCCGTCTCCGTTTTTGTTAAACTTGTTAACCACTGCGGCATTAAAAGCAACGCCAACTAAATCAATGTTCTTTTTTAAGTCTACTGATTTAGGTATTAAAGGCTTTAAGTTTTCCAAAGAAGCAATACTAATACTTAGATCGTTTTCTAAGTCATTAGTGGCATAGATACTAAAGTCAAATTGCGTTTTGTATTTATACTCTTTTTGTTGCTCACTCATTTAATATAAAATACACTATTTATTAACTAAAAAGAAATTTTATTGCTATGATACAAAATAGCTGATGCGTAAGCATCAAGAACATGCTCATTACTTATTTTATCAACGCCTTCTAAAGTTCCTATTTCTAACATTTTTTTATTGTCGTTTAAGCAATCTACAGCCCTTTTTTCCCACTCTGAATGCTCACATCCAACCACTATTGATTCGCACACTCTAGCTAAAACTTGCTTTTGATCTTTATTAAGCCTTTTCTTTTTGTAAACTTTTTTTGCTTCGGATAATAATATATTATATAAATCAACAGTTTTATCTACTGTTTGTTTAATCGTATCTACAGAATATTTATCTTTAGCAAAAGATTTTGCGCCGACAGGTCTGCCAGATTGACGAGGAGTAACAGTAACTTTGGTTTCGACTTCTTCTTCACTATCCCCTTCATAAAAAGGAATCCCACCAACTATAGGATTATAAAAACCTTTTTTACGATCTTCGATAAACCTTTCTTGAGCTTTTCTTAACTCGTTTTCTTTAGGAAAAACTCCAGTTTCTATAACCTTGATTCCCTCCTCTGGAGGAAGAATACCAAGTTCCATCATTCGAGTAATGACCCTTTGAACTTGAGCAGAATCTTTGAGATCTATAGTTTCAAACTTAGCTACCGGCACATCCCTTAAACCAAAGTTCTTACATAGTTGCTTGATTTCTGGCTGTAAAAATTCATTTAAAAAGGCGTCTCTAGCCTCATTCAATCTCTGCAAAAACATTTGAGCCTTGATTTCAGTGCTAGCAAATTTTTCTTGATTGAGAATTATATTTTGCAAACCTTCTTTAATATCTTGATTTACTACTTCATACTTAGATGGGCCAATAACTTTTTGCAAATCTGGGATAATAAATTCAGCTTTAGTGGTATAATCACTAACCAAAACTCGACCAACACTTTGGTTTTGGAATAATTTCTGCATGGCCCCTATATTTCTAGGATTTATACCTCCGTCTTTGGGCGCAGTACCCATAGTGATCAACAGCACAACATTCTCAATTGTTCTGCAAATAGATTGGTCAATTTTTTTCATTTCTAGCTTGAAGTTTATATCATCTAAAACTCCAAACCCAAAAGGTACACCAAATGGCTCATAATCCTGCTTTTTATAAAAAGAATAACGAAGCTTCTCAGGATCAAGGGCCACTTTCATTCCGTCAGTGTAATAACCACCCTTTTTAATCTTTGTCTGCATTTCTTCAGTCAAAGAATTAAATAACTCCTTATCTTCATCAGTCTTAGGGTTTTGCAATCTTTCTAATTCGTATTCACTAAGAATTTTTTCATATAACCCGTTTTCAAAAGAAGTGGATCTTTTAGCAGCCATATCATAGGGGTTTAATAATATATACCTAATAGGTATTTTATTAACTTTGCCAAGGATTCCTAAATCTCTAATTTTAGCAAAATCATCTAAATTAAATTTACCATTAATGGTGTAAAGAAAGACGTTACCGCTTCTGTAAAACTCCCGAAAAAATTGATCCTTCAAACTCCAAATTTTTATTTTTTTAAACCAAGAGTTTATAAATTTTCTTGATTTTACGCTTCCGCCTTCTAAGTATAAATTAGAATTAGCGAAATCCGCCATCATGTCTATAGAATTTCTGAATATAGCAATATTGCAGTATGCTTTCTGGCAAAGCTCAATAGCATCCCTAACATTAACACCATCAATACCGTAGTCATAAGGCAACATCCCGGCCCTTATATTCGTATAACCAAATACTTTTGGGCCTACAGCAACCTGATTTCTTCTTGATAAAGCGTTATTATCATTCAAAGAAGATCTGGAGTAAGCTTTTGATTCGTAAGCATAAAAAGGCTCACCCATTAATTGTGGCTCATAATTTTCAGAAGCTTGAGATACAAACATTTCTGAAAGAGACGCCTCATGCTCAGATTTAAACTTATTCCAGTAATCCGATCTTTTAGTATATTTTCTTTTAGACATTTATATTTATTACACAAGTTATGAAAAGTTTCCTTTAAAAGTATTTTAAAAGTTAAAAGTTACTTTTCTAACTTTAACTTATAAACATAGGAGTGAAGGTTTCGAATACCTCTTCTACATCTTTACTATTGCTATCAAAATATATTTTAGCCATCCAATTTCCTAATACTAAAGCGGAATATGAGTCTTTTCTGGCTTTATCTGGTCCAGACTGCCTTCTCAAGTTTGGAGGCAAATCAAATGTTTGGGTTCCTTGAGAAGTTGTTGTAATTTGTATCAAAGCACATTCATTCTTTGTTAAGTCAATCATATCAGATTGGTGCTCGATAAAATCAATCATTTTGGCTGCAGGACTTTGCTTTGTTTCTTCAGCAGATCTTAAAAATTTTAAATCTTCTATAGGTATACTTTTCTTTTTTTGCTGACTGTAAGATTCATCAATAGCTCTAGAAGCAAAAAACAATCTTCTATGATCAAAATTAGATTGAAGTAATTCGTTTGCCAGTCTAATCCATTTACTAGTAGGCTTTCTTAAATAAACTATTTTATTGTCGTTTTTATTGTATTCTATCTTGAACATTCTCAGGTCGTTTTTATATTCTTCTGGATTTTCAAAAGATATATCAATAGTTTTTAATTTTAATTTCCTAGATTGAAACACTTCACTTTCATTGCAAGATTGCAAAAACTGAACGCCTCCATTATAGTCACCGACTATAGCAACAATATTAAAATTATCTAAGCAGTATAAAAAGTAATTGATGTGGTGTTTCAAAGATGTTCCAGATAAAGCATAACTGTGAACAAGAGTGCATTT